CGACCGACGATCGTGTTCTGTCCGTCAATCCCGCACGCCGAGCGGATGGCGATCGTGCTGAACGACTACGACCCCGAGGGAAAGGCGGTTTGTGTCAGTCACGAAACCACGAAGAGCCGACGTAAGCGGTTGATGGATCAGATCAAGAGCGGCGACTCCCTCTATTTGTGCAACGTGAACATTGCGACCGAGGGGTACGACCACCCGCCAACAGCAGTGATCGTCAACGCGGCGCCGACGACGAGCCGTCTGAGACTGGCCCAGCGAGCCGGCAGAGCGACCCGGACACTCGACGGCGTAATCGACCCGTTCGCGTTCGGGACCGCCCAGCAGCGATTAGAGGCGATCGCTGCAAGCGCCAAGCCAATCTGCACCTTCCTCGACTTCACCGATGCGTCCAACGACCACGATCTGGCTCACCCCTCCGAGATTCTCGCCGGACACGAGCTCACTCCCGAAGAGCGGGCGGCGATGCAGGGGATGCTCCGTTCCGGGCGGGCGAGCAAAATGGCCGATCTCGATTCGATGCTGTGCCGAGCGAAGATCGAAGCTGAAGCGGAGCGGCTGCGCAAGGAAGACGAGCGGCAGCGACTGCTCATCACGTGCGAAGTCAACTATCGACGCAAGCCGCTTCAGCGCAACAAAGAGCTCACCCGCAACGGCCTAGTGCGCAAGCCGCCGAACTTGGCAACGCCCAAGATCAAGGCGCGACTCAAGCAGCAGGGGCTGCACGTTGAGTCGATGACCGAGGATCAAGTGGTTGCGGCGTGGAAGGACTTTCAGCATCGACGCTTCGCCAAGAAGCCGAGCATGGGGCAAGAGAAGTTGCTCAAAGAGCTCAACCTCTGGCATGGCAGCATCAGCAGGTTTGAAGCAACGAGACTGCTAGACCAACACTTCAAGAACTTCAAGACGAACCGAAGGGGCAACCTCAATGCAAGGGCGTACTGACTGGCTGCGCGTTGACCGCCGAAATAAGTGCAGTGTCTGTGGGCACGACAGTTGGTGTACCTACTCCGCCGAGCGCAACATCGCGATCTGCCCGCGACGACGCGAGGGCTCGATGGGCGAAGTATGGAGTTGGGAAGGCGACAACAAGATCAGCTTCGTCGGATTCAAGCACAAGCTGGACCGCACCAAGCCGATCGTCACCGGCGACATACCCAACACGCCCGCGGCGCCGATCGTCCGCAACGACACCCTTCGTGGCTACCAGCGCGACAATATGCGTGATTGCGAGTTGATGCTCAAGTACCAGGCGAAGGTGCTCGGTGTCACCTATGAGTCGTTGCTGGAGCTCTGCGCTGGCATCGACTTCGCCTATGGCAAGAAGACGACGGACGGCGAAGTGGAGTGGATTCGCAGCAACCGGCGTGACCCGGCTGTACTCACGTTCCCGATGGTGAAGCCCGGAACCGGCATTGTCGGAATTCGGAAACGTCACCTGAACGGCAAGAAGTTCTCAGAGAAGGGTTCACGCGGCGGCGTCATAGTGCAGCGACGCTACACCGATGACCCGCTGTGTCTCGTCGTTGAGGGACCGAGCGACGCCGCAGCTGCGATCACGCTCGGATTCGACGTGATTGCACGACCGCAAGCGCTCGGCTGCGAGAAGTGGCTCGCCGATTCACTCGTTGGGCTCGGCAAAACAGACGTGTTCATCTGGACTGACAACCCCAGGTTTGACGGCGACAAAGACCACGTTTCGATTCGGGGCGCGACGACGTTCTGCGAGTACCTTTCGGCCCGCTCGGACTGGAAGGGAACCGTGATCGTGGCGACACCACCAACGAAGGATCTCAGGCGATGGCTCAACACCGGTCTGGACAGATACGAACTCATCGCGGCAATGCAGGCAAGGCGAGAGGGAAAGGACTTCGAGCCCCCGTTTGTTGGACCGCCACCATTGAGGCGCGATTACACGGAAGAAACGAGAAGCGCTATGGATCTCCTGTAGCGGAGTCTCGCCGGATCGCAAAGCGGCGGCACGACTTCGCGGTGTCGATTCTTGCCGCCGACAGCAACCCGCCCGCGTTCGAGTCGCCCCTCGCCAAGCTGCGGATTGTGCGTCGGTATTTGACGACGGGACCAACCGCGAGCTCCGCCTACGACCAAGACAACCTAACAGCCACCGTCAAGCGGCTCATCGACTCCATGCGCGATCTCGGTATCATCGAGAACGACAGTAAGGCAACGATCCCGCGCGGCGTGCTGGACGTGGATCAGGCGCCCGGCGATCGGGACTGCATCGAAATCACCATCGAAGGAGCTTTGTGCAATGTGGCGCGAGATCGCAAGGTTCTGCAAGCCGGACGGGGACGCTGGAGCGGGCGCAGCAACAGCGGAGACAGCGGCAGGAGCGCAATCGGGCGCAAGCTCGACGAGCTCGGCATCAGGCACGGCGACACAATCGGGGTTGACGAGTGGAACCGACTGGTTCGGCGGGCTACCTAGCGAACTTCAGAGCGACAAGACGCTAGAGGGCTACAAAGGCAAGCCGGTTGCCGAGCTCGCCAAGGCGCTCGTTGGCGCGCAGCGGTTGATCGGCACCGACAAGATCGCTCTGCCAAAACCCGACGCTCCACAGGCGGAGCGCGATGCGTTCTTCAACAAGCTCGGGCGCCCCGAGAAGGCAGACGGCTACGAGATCCCGAAGAATCTGCCTGAAGGCGTCAAGTTTGACCCGGCGCTCCTCAAGACCGCGTTCGAGTTTGCCCACAAGCACGGCATCACGAAGGCACAGGCAGCCGAGTACCTCCGCTTCGAGGCCGATCGCACCGTCGCAATGCAGAAGCAGTCCGAGGCCGCTTATGAGCAACGGATGGCGGCGACGAAGGACGAGCTCAAGAGCGAGTTTGGCAACGCCTTCGATCAACGCATGAGCGCCGCGAAAGAGGCCGTCGTCCAGCTGCTCGGCGAAGAGCGAGCGAAGGCCATGCTGGAGTCTCCCCTCGCCAACGATGGGCACTTCATTCGATTCGCAGCCGAGGTTGCCAAGCGTCTCAACGTCGATCCAATCGAGGGTTCTGGCGGCAAAACGAAGTTCACCCCGACACCGGACGAAGCGAAGTCGGAGATTGCGGCGATCCGAGCCAACAAGGAAGACATGGACGCCTACATGAACAAGACCAGCCCCCGGCACAAGGAGATCCGCGCCCGCATGGATCTGCTCTACGCGTCGGCGTTCGGCACCGACAGCGCCACAACCGCCCTCAAGCAATAACTCAAGCTACTCCTTTGAAGTGCGGGATGTTCCCGCAAAGCCACCGAATCGGGGTGCGGACGAATAGCCCGATCGGTGGTTTTTATTTGACACCACGTCACACATTGGATTAGATGGTTCTGGACGGGGAGCCCACAGGGGTCCGCCAGCCGTCGAGACATACGACCGCCCAAGTGAGCGCGTTTCACTAGGCCCGCGTCCGGTCATCGGGGAGCGCAGCCGCAGAACGACAGTTTCTGTGGAGCTCCCCGGACCATGAGCTTTCAAATCACGACCGCGTTTGTCCAGCAATTCAAGGACAACGCCTATCACCTTGCGCAACAGAAGGTTTCGCGAGCACGTGGCACCTGTGACGAAGAGCAAATTGTGGGCGAAATCGCCTACTTCGAGCAAATCGGCGCAGTTGCCTTCCAAGCGGTTGTCGGTCGTCACGGCGACACCCCGCTAATCTCAACTCCTCACAGCCGTCGATCGTGCATCTTCACTGACTACGAGTGGGGCGACATGGTTGACGATCAGGACAAGCTGCGCCTCTTGATGGCGCCGGAGGGCAAGTACACGCGAGCGATCGGCTACGGTGCGTCACGAACCTTCGACGACGTTCTATTCGCCGCGGCACTCGGCACTGCCTTCACCGGCAAGGCGGCGGGAACATCGGTGGTTCTGCCAGCAGCGCAGATCATCCAAGTCACCGGCACACAGAAGGCCAACTCGGGCGGTGCTACGACCGGACTTACTGTCGGCAAGGTCACCCGCGCGAAGTATCTGATGGATCTCACCGACGACTACGAGAGCGATCGCTACTTCTTTGTTTCGCCGAGCCAGCTTCAAGACTTGCTCTTCAAGACTTCGGCGACAAGTCGCGACTACGTTGATATCAAGGCACTCGTCGATGGCCGAGTCTCAACGTGGATGGGCTTCAATTGGCGATTCAGCACTCGACTCACGCTTACGGCAAACACCCGCAAGTGCATCGCTTGGCAGCGGCCCGGCATGCAGCTTGGCGTTGGCCAGGAGTTCGACGTTGAGATCGGCAAGGACCCGGGCAAGCGGTTCAACACCCGCGTCTACGCGACGTTATCGATCGGCGCAACCCGCATGGAAGAGAGCCGAGTCGTCGAGGTTGACTGCGACGAGACGACAATCGCCGACGCCACCACGTAATCGGCAGAGTTCAGTTACGCAAAAGGGCGGGGACCGCAACCCGCCCCTCACTTGAAAGACAACAGACATGGCAGTTATCAACTCAACTGAATACGGGCTTCCCCTACTCATTCCTCCACAACAGCCCGATGTGTCCGTTTGGGGCGCGAAGGTTCGGTGTCAAACCGCGACGATGGTTTGGAACTCTGAGGCGGCAGGCACCATCAACCTTTGGAAAATCCCGAAGGGCGCACGCATCATCCAGATCTCGTGCCGCAACGGTGTCAGCACTGGCGCCACGACAATTTCGATTGGCGATGCCGCTTCTGCGGCCAAGTTCAAGGCTGCGGCAGCGATCACCGTGACCGGCGACAGCGTTCTCACGATTCCGATCGGGGCAACGATCGCGATCGAGGGATTGACGACCGGATACCTCGCCGAAACAACGGTGTTTGCGACCAACAACGCCGCAATGCCAGCCGCTGGCGCGCAGAACTTCATGCAACTGATGGCTTGGTACACGTTCGACTAACAACCCCCCGACGTGCCGCGTAAAGCGCCACGTCGGATTTGAACAGCGAAACCGACATTGCCAACTCCGCACTGTTCCTTCTCGGGCAGTCGCGGGTTTCGACGATCGACGAGTCGTCGAAGAACGCGTCGCTTTGCAAGGCCGCGTACGAGTATTGCCGCGACGAAGTGCTGCGAATGACGCCGTGGAGCTGCGCCCGCAAGCGTGAATCGCTCGTGGCGCTGAGTACGGCCCCGGTCTTCGCGTTCGCCTACGCCTACCAGCTTCCGTCCGACTTCGTTCGCCTCATCGTTGCCGACACCGAAGAGGCTCCGTTTGAAATCGTCGGCAAGACGATCGAGACGGACAATAAGGCCGTCGATATCAAGTACGTGCGCAGGATCACCGTCGTCGGCGAGATGGATTCGCTGCTCGCGTCGGCGATCGCGGCCCGGCTTGCACAAGAGATTTGCCTATCCATCACCGGCAACCAAGAGCTTCGATCGCAAGTAACGAGCGTCTTCGTCGAACGGCTCAACGAGGCCCGATTCGTCAACGGCACCGAAAACGACCGCGAGTCGCTTGACCCCGAGGGCTTCGTGAGAGGCCGCTACACAGGCCCGTCGCTCGGCACGAAGGCGGTGACGTGAGATGCCTCATGCACTCGTCGGGATGGTTCAAACGAGCTTCGCTTCGGGGGAGATCTCGGAGCGTGCTCTTGGCCGCACGGACCTGAAGCAGTACGGGCAAGCGGCCCGAACGCTTCGCAACTTCATCGCTCATCGACATGGCGGCGCCAGCAAGCGCAGCGGCACGCGCTACGTCGCCAACACCAAGAGCAACAACACCGGACGAATCGTCAAGTTCGCGTACTCCGACGATCAACAGTACATCTTGGAGTTCACAAATCTCTTCATTCGGTTCTACCGATTCAGCGGCGGAGTTCCGGCGCAGCTCCTGAACGCTGGACCGCCCACGGAGATCGGCTCTCCGTACTTGGCGGCTGACTTGCCCTCGCTCAAGTTCTGCCAATCAGCCGACGTTCTCATCATCACGCACCCGAGCTACGCCCCGTACCAACTTGCTCGCATCGGCGTGACAGATACCGACCCGGCTTCGTGGTCTCTCACCACGATTCCGTTGATCGACGGCCCCTATGGTTCGCTCAACATCTCGGCAACGACGATCTCATCGAACGTGGTTGGCCCCGGCGCGGCGGTACTCACCGCTTCTACCGGCATCTTCGAGAACCCGGTTGCTACGGGGAGGTGGGTGCGACTCTTGCTTGGTGGCCCGCCGGCGGTTTGGGGTTGGGCGCAGATCGTCGCTCCATACATCAGCGCGACACAGGCCAACGTAACGATCGTGCAGGCGTTCGGCGCGGCCGGAGTTCCGACCGTCAACTGGCGCCGCAGCGTGATCTATGACTACGCCAACAAGCGGCCCGCGGCAGCCAGCTTCCATCAGGGGCGACTGTACTTCGCCTCAACGAACATCAGGCCATCCGAAGAGTGGGGCTCGAACGTGGACAACTTCTACACGTTCTCGCCATCGGGTGCAGACGGAATGGTGTCCGCATCACACAGCGTAGACGTGAGCATTGACGACGACCGCGTGAACGTGATCCGTTGGCTTCTGTCCGACAAGCTCGGGCTCATCGCCATGAACGCAAGCGGTCAGTCGGTCTACGCGACGAGCCAAGACGCGGCCCTCACCCCGACCAACGGGACGATGCGGCGCCACAACGTCTATGGTTGTCACGCAACGGCGCGACCGCAGCGCATCGGCCCTCGCATCGTGTTCTGGCAAGCGGATCGCAAGCTGAGAGATCTTGGCTACGACTACACATCCGATCGGCTCGAAGGTTCCGACATTGCGATTCTCGCCGAACACGTCGGGCTTCCGGGCGTGGTCGATACCGCGTGGCAAGAGAACTTCGAGGGCATTCTCTGGACCGTGCTTGTGGATGGAACGCTTGCAGGAGTGACACTTGAACGCGACGAGCAAGTGATCGCGTGGCATCGGCACACAGCTTCGGGCACGAGCGCGTTCATTGAGAGCATCGAGGTCATTCGCAATGGAGGCGTCGACTATCTGTGGTTGCTCGTTCGGCGCACCATCGGCGGACTCACGAAGCGAATGGTTGAAGTCCTACAGCCGTCATTCGATCACAACACGGCGCCAGCAGATGCGTGGATGCTCGATGCCGGACTCCAGTACAGCGGCGCCCCTTCGATGGTGATTAGCGGCATGGATCACCTGAACGGAGAGATGGTGTCCGTGCTTGGGGACGGCGCACAAGAGCCCGACGCCCTCGTGGTTGCAGGCGTCGTGACGCTGACTCGTGCGGTGTCGAAAGCAACGATCGGACTCAAGGTGCTGGGCCAACTCGACACGCTGCCGTTGGTGTTCGTCGCACCCTTCGAGTCTCGATTCAGGCCGAAGAACGTACAGCGTCTCGTCTTGACGCTCTGGCGCTCGCTCGGAGGTTCGCTGCAATTCCTCGACAACACACAGCCGGTCGATCAGGCGTGGGAAATCATCTACCGGGAAGCGGACACGCCGCCACTGTCGCCACCAGATCTCTTCACCGGCAACTTCGTTCAACCCGTTTCGGGCGTTCACTCAAGAGATCCGGCGTTCAGGATCACGCACGACGGAGCGCAGCCGTTCTCGATTCTCGCATTCATGGCCGAGGTCAATCTTGGAGCCTTCTGAGTATCACATGGCCCCAGCGCTCACGCATGATCTCTCGCACATTGCGGGACGGATGCAGGCCCAACAGCTTGCAGACGGCTTTGGGCTTTATCCATCTGCGCTCGCGTTGTGGGACGAAGTGATTGCGCGGAGCGATCGGATCGTCTGCCTCTTCCGCGACAACGAGCCAGTCGGCGCGGCGGCAACGACGCTGCGAATGCCCGGCGTCATGTTCGCTTGGGCTCTGCTCACCGAAAAGATCGCACCGGCTGGGATGGTGATCGCGACGAAGGCGATTCGTGAGGCAACCAACGAGCTTCTCTCCAACGGATGCCGACGAGTTGAGACGACCGCGCGGGTTGGGTTTCCACAGGCTCACCGATGGCTCCTGATGCTTGGGTTTGAGGCAGAGGGAACGATGCGGAGGTTCGCCGAGGATGGCGCCGATCACATCATGTATTCGAGGGTTAGCTGATGGCTCCACTTGCAGCAATCGGACCAGCGCTCGCAGCGGCGGCGCCAGCACTCACGGTGGCTTCGACTGCTGCTGCTGTCGCTGGCGCCGCGATGTCCTATCAGGCACAGAAGGAAGCTGCCAAGTTCCAAGAAAACTTCGCCCGGCAGAACGTCGAGATCCAGACTCAGATCGGCAAGCACAACCAGGCGATCATCGAGACGGAGCGGCTGTTTGCCGTCGATGCACTTCGTCGCGACCGCGCCCGCAAGCAAGGCGACTTGCTGGCTGCGATCGGGGCGAGTGGGCTTGGCTTCGGGGGCTCTCCGCTTGAGGTCTTCGCCGACAACGCCCGCCAGAGCGCCCGCGACATTGCTGCACTGAACCTGAATTACGACAACCAGTCCTACAACGCACTGGTCGCAAGCGGCTCTGCGGTTCGTCGTGAGTACGCCAACATCGCGGAAGCCGAGGCGAAGGCGTCTGCGGCATACGGCACGCTGCTGGGTGGCGTGGGTGAAGGCTTTGGCATCGGCTCTCGCGCGATTGACCAAGCCGATGCG